ATTGAGCAAAATTATAGAGATGGTTATCGTAATAATCCTATCTTTCGAGGAAACTTGAAGGATGAGGCTGTTACTGAATTAAAAGCATCTCTTGGTAAAACTCGTGTTTTTGCTGGGGCTCCAGTTGCCTGGAGTGTAGTTAATAGAAAATATACTTTATCTCTTATTAGATTGATTCAATCCAATCAGTACATTTTTGAATGTGCTTGTGGAATTATTTGTCAATCTAAAGAATGGGATAGAATGAGATCTCACCTTACTCAATTTGGTGATGATCGTTTAGTTGCAGGAGATTTCGAAAAATTCGATAAGCGAATGTGTGCAGAATTAATTCAAAGTGCTTTCGACATTTTAATCAATATTTGTGGATATAGTGGAAACTATAACAATGATGATTTAAAAGTGTTGCGAGGTATTGCTATTGATACTGCTTTTGCTTGGATGAATTTTAATGGGGATCTTGTTTCCTTTTTTGGAAGTAATCCTTCTGGACATCCTTTAACTGTTATTATAAATTCTTTGGTTAATTCATTGTATATGAGATATTGTTTTGTTTCAATTACTGGTAAATCAGCTAAAGATTTTAAGAAATTTGTGAATTTAATGACTTATGGAGATGATAATATCATGAATGTTTCTCGAGATATTCCTGAATTTAATCATACTTCCATTCAAAAATGTTTAAAAGAAGTTGGTGTAGGTTACACTATGGCAGATAAAAATGCTCCAAGTATTCCTTATATCAATATTAACGATTGTTCTTTTTTAAAAAGAACATGGCGTTTTGATAAACAATTTGGTGGTTATGTTGCTCCATTGGATCATGATTCTATTGAGAAGATGTTAATGGTCTGGGTAAGATCAAAAACTATTTCTTCTCAAGAACAATGTGTAGCTGTTATATCTAGTGCTGCAATGGAATATGCTTTCTATGGTGAGCTTATCTTTGAAGATAAAGTTCGTATACTTAAGAAAATGTGTTCTGATTTAGATCTAGATTCATATGTTACACCTTCTACTTTTCCTACTTTTAACGAATTAGTAAATCGTTATCAACAGGCTAGTAGAAAACCTACAGGCGCTTCATACGTCGTCTGAGAATTAAAATTCTAAAACCAACTTGTATGCTATAGATATAGTTACTGTACATTATATATTTTGTATTTTTTGTGTAAATATGTAAGAATGGATATTTATAGTTAGGGTTACTTGAGTGTTCCTCGAAATCTCTTTTTAGAGAAGTGTTGTTGCCCCGCGAGAAAAATTTACCTTATTGGTGAGCCTGAGTGTGCTCCCAGTTCGTATAATTATACTTGCTAAAAATTTAAATTGTTGTCACTGTGGTGACCAAAGTAGTCCTTCTGAGAGTGATATGTTTGAAAGCGTATCATGGGACATTTTTAATCTCAATTATGGGTCTCCAAAGACCCGAGCCCGTATGTTTCATACTTTAAATGCTATCGTTCCAACTTTAATTGATGAAATGACAGTTTATGAACGTACGGAATTGATCCGTTTGCTTTTAAAGCAACAGGATCGAAGAAGAGAGATGGGTATGGAACTTTATCCAATATCTGATATTTCTTTTCTTACTTTACAATCTGATATTGTTGTTGGTTCTGATATAACTGATAATGGTAATCAAGTTGTTACTCCGTCTGATGATCAGGATGAGGTTATTGTTAGATATTTGGATGAAAATCCAGGTGCTAAGATTAATCGTAATCCTGTTTTAGATCAGACTTTCCACGGAGATTTCGTGGAAGATCACGATATATCTCGATATTTATCGAGACCTGTAGCTATATCTACTATATCGTGGGCTGAAGGAGCTAAATTGAATACTTCTTTACAAGTTTGGGATTTATTTTTTAATACAACTCAAGTTCGTAAGAAAATTGATAATTTTGCTCGTATTACTTGCAATTTACATGTTAAGGTTATTTTGAATGCCTCTCCATTTTATTATGGATGTGGTTTAGTTTCATATCAACCTTTAACTACATTTAATGCAAGTACAATCAGTGCTTCACTTACTACTAATGCTGATGCACATACTTGTGCATTAAGTCAACGCCCTCATTTTTGGATTTATCCTCAAACGAATCAAGGTGGTGAAATGACTTTACCTTTTTTAAATTATAAAACATGGTTACAAGTAGGAAGTAGAGCTGATTTTCAAGCCTTTGGAACTTTGTATTTATCATCTCCAACTGTTTTGTATAATGCAAATTCAGTTGCTGTTGCTAATGTTACTGTACAAGTTTATGCGTGGGCTACTGACGTTAAGTTATGTGGTCCAACAAATTCTCTTGCTCTACAGGCTGATGAATATGGTGCTATTTCAGGACCAGCATCTTCTGTTGCAAAAATTGCTAGAAGCTTATCTGCTGTTCCCATGATTGGACCTTATGCTACTGCTACTGGTATGGTAGCCTCTGGTATAGGTAAATTAGCGAAGTTATTTGGTTTTACTAATGCTCCTATAATGGAGGATGTTAAACCTTTTAAAAATTTACCATTTCATGGTTTTTCTTCGTGTGAAGTTTCTCAACCTATTGAAAAATTAACTATGGATCCTAAGAATGAATTAACTATTGATTCTAGGGTTTGTGGTCATGATGGAACTGATGAGTTGTTGTTATCAAATTTTATTCAGAG